CGGAATATTCTCGAAGTTAATTCAGTTATTACCTTTGATAGGTGGAACAGCGGCATCAAATGCAATCAGTGGTATAAACGCTGGTATGAATATTACTTTCAATGGAGGTTGGACACATAGTTCAAGTGGTGCAACACCTAATGGAACAAATGGATGGGCTACAACAAATGTTCTACCTAGTACTGGCGCGACATTTGGATTTGGTGTGTATATCAACCAAGAATTAACATTTAGAAATGAGGTTCCTATTGGGGTTTATGATTCTTCTATTGACTTAGCACAAATCGGTGTTGTTTCAGGAGCTTCACTTACAATTCCTTATGCTTCTAATACCACACTTGCAACAGTTAATTCCACAACAGCGGATGCTAATGGTGGTTTCTATGGTGTTACGAGAGTTGGTTCAAATGATACTTTACAACAAAATGGTAGTGCTACAACGCTCACATCAACTTATGCGGCTGTTGATGTTGACGGATTGGTATTTGGAGCTAGAAATTCTGACGGAACTATCAATGAATATTTCAATAAACGAATATCTTTGGTATTCTGTGCTTTAGGTTTGAGTGTAGCTGAGTTGGGAACTTTGAGAACGAGAGTACAAACTTATCAAACATCATTAGGACGACAAGTATAAAATTAAAAATATGTTAGTAGGACTTTTAACACTTATAGAGAAAGAAGCAATCGAAGGTAGAGAATATACCACAGATTCTTATTTTAACCCAATACAAGATTTACAAGGTAATTGGATTATATCAACTCAGGAAATTGACCAATGCAATGTACCCGATTATTCTTGGGTTAAAACATTACCATTGATTGAATGGACTGGTTATTATGTTCCTACTTCTGGCTCAACTATAAATTAAAAATATAATTAGAAATATATGTCAACTTTATCAGGACAACAAATCAATCAAAGTTATAAAGGACTATTAAAATTATCAGATAGTTCAACTGGCTTAACAAGTACATTTCAAACCATCGAAGATGGTCTTGGGAATGATACTGGTGCAAAAGTAAAAACAGGTCAACTTACAGTTCCATTTTTTACGAAAATGCAACATTCAGGAACACCATTCAAATTGGGTTTAGGAGTTTCAACAACAACGAATACAACATTTATCAGTGATGATTACGATTCTTTCAATATGGCACCGTTCTATAATTCAGGTTTTGATTCTTTCAGTTCAATAACCTATAATGTCAACAGTGCCACTACTTCATCTGATGTGGTTGAATTTGGTATTTATTCATCTCAGTTTGTCAACTCATCTTCATATGGATTATTTCCATATCAATTAGTTGCAACAGGTTGTACTTTGATTACAAACTCTACAGGTTCAAAAACAACAACATTTACCTCACCTATATCTTTTGCAAATTTCGGACCTGGTATTTATTTCGCAGCAATCAAAACAACAAATGGTGGTGTTACACCAACTGTTAGATTTAGACAGAATACTTTATCTGCAACATTGAATCCAATAATTAACATTTATTCAGGATTTTTTAATTCCACTAGTACAAATATTTTTAGTACAGCTGGTCTTTCATTAAACATTTGGAATAATGGTGTTGTACAATGGGTTTCTGAATTTGATTCTTCAGTCCGTTCAACTTATAACGTTGTAGGTTCCTCAATGCAGTTTCCTGGTTTTGTAATCAATAAAAGTATCTAATCAATGAATATTCTTTTCATTTTAATAGACGATAAACTTGATGCACATTATATAATAAGCGAAGATGTTAATAGTTCGGAAAAACGAGGTCAATAACTTAATTGCAACAGTGTCAATGAACAAGACACTGGCTAATCCTTATTACCTTTTTTCTTTTCAACATATTGCTTCGAAAGAAAGAGTTTCTTTCATTCCCCAAGTCATAACGAGTAATGTTCGTTATGATAAATTTAGATTTAGGGAGGGTGGAAATGTTAATTTAACCTCCACCCCTCCTGAAATTTATTTTCAATATTTGGGTCAGTATTATTACTCAATCTATGAACAAGTTTCTAGTGTAAATACAGACCCGTCATTAGCCTATAATAAATTGGAGAGTGGTAGAGCTTGGGTTATTGTTGGGGACGATAAAACTCAAGAATGCTTCTTTGAACCCTATATTTCGAACGATGAGGATTTCTCACAAATTATTTATGTTAGTGAGGAAGAACAAGAATGTATCTCGGGAGATACTTCACCTGATTGTTTTTCAGCAATGACGGGTAATTGTCCAACCTTTGTTTCGAGAGCTACTCCACCATATCTATATTATAAAAATGGTCTATTGGGTGATTTCCAATTAGATTTTAATTCTTGTTTACCTGGCGGTATTGCAATGAGTGATACAAAACTCTTTATGGTCGATGGTTGTTCCAATTATTATGAATATGATTATACCATCAGTTCAGGAGGTTGTTTCAGTACGAATTTAATTAGAAGTTTTGAGTTGTGGGATGTTCCACAATATTCAGGAACACCGAATGCTCTATATGCGATTGCAATTTATGATGACAACAATATCATTGTTGGAGCGAATGAATCAAATATTTCTCAAACAGGTTCAACTCTATACCTATATGATTTGACGACTTCAGGTTTGACAACCTGGTTAGAAGTAGGTGATGGTTCAAAAGTTTCTACTGTGCTTTATAATACAGCAACAACGCAGAGTTTAATTGTTCAAACAAAAGCTTATAGTGATGATGTGGTTTATCAATTATATTCTGGTTCAACAAATCCAATTTTGACGAACTCTCTTTCAGGGATTTCGTTCAATGGAACATCAATTTATTTCTCAGGTGAAACTCCAATATCAGTAAATTTGGGTGCTACTCAATTTGAATTGGATTTTACCGGTAATTCAATAAATCAAATTTTAAATGCTCAGAATTTACCAATTCCATATATAGGTTTCATTGGTGGTGGATTTGAACAATTAGCTGAGATTGTACAACCAAATCGTTGTTATGATTTTGAGATTTGTCCAACAGGATGTCCCTGATATGGATAAAACAAAAAAAACTGATATTTATTTATAATGGAACAAAATAACAAATACGGATTACATATTCACGACTTTAATGCTGCTTATGTTCCGCAGTATCAAGAAGTAATTAAAAATAAGCCTTGGGTTTTCTATGGAGATGACAACAACTTCCCAAATCATCTTTTAACAATTTATCAATATTCCCCAATTACACGTGCTTGTGCAAATGCAACAATGTATGGTGTCAAGGGTAAAAATCTTATTGTAAAAGAAGGAGACCCAAATAGAATTGCTATGGCAAACCGTAGTGAAACTCTGTATGAGGTATTTGAGAAATGTGTTACTGATAGAATTATCTTTGGTGGTTTCGCTCTCAATATAGTCAAATCTAATGATGGTGGAATTGCTGAAATCTATCATACTGACTTTTCAAGATTGAGAGCAGGTAAAGAGGATATGTTCGGAAATGTTGGAACTTACTTTTATTCTGTAGATTGGAAAGGTACACAAATTAATCCTCAGAAATGGAAACCTGTTGAGATGCCAGCATTTAATATGGTTTCTGATGAAGCTCCATCTCAAATTTATTATGTTAAGAAATATCAACCGATGATGTCTTACTATCCTGCACCTGATTGGATTGCAGCTCTTACGACAGCACAGCTTGATATTGAAATTAGAAACTTCCATTTGAATAACACACAAAACTCTATGATGGGTTCTGTAGCTATTTCTTTTCCAAATGGTGTTCCATCAGAAGAAGAACGTGATATTATTTATAGACAACTTGAAGCCAAGTATTCATCAACAAACAATGCAGGAAAGTTCTTCCTTTTCTTTTCAGAAAATCCAGAAGTTCAACCAACCATAACTCCTATCCCTAATAATGCTAGTGATGCGTGGTATGCAAATATGTCTCCACAAATTGACCAAACAATCCTCACAGCTTGGGGTATAAGTTCTCCAATGTTGCTCGGAATCAAGACGGAGGGTCAATTGGGGGGGAGAACAGAAATGTTGGATGCTTATAACCTATTCTTACAGACAAGAATTATTCCAATACAAGAAGAAATGATGAAGGTATTTGAGAAATTACTTTTCTTAAGAGATAAACAACCAATCAATTTGGGGATTGAACAAAATCAGATTTTACCAGATGAAGTTCAAGAACAAATTGATATTGCAAAAGGAATTTAACAAATGAGCACAGTTCTCCTCATATCAGAAACGAAATTAAAAGCGTTTAGTACCCTAAATCAGAACATCGATATGGCGTTATTGACTAGCACCATATATATGGCTCAGGAGCTTGGTTTACAGACGCTTATAGGAACAAAAGGCTATGACTATTATATGAACCTTGTGAAGTCAGTTCAACTTTCAGGTGGAACAATGTCTCAAGCTGATAGTATAATGCTAAATGACTATATTGCTCCTTATCTAATTCACAGAGCCTACTACGAAGCATACCCTGAGATTTTTGCAAGACGTATGAATAAAGCTATTGTTGTAGGAAATACTGAACAAGGTAGTTCCATTGACATTAAGGGTATGTCTTATATGAGAGATATTGAACAAGGACGTTATGAGTTTTATGCTCAGAGATTGATGGATAGAGTTCAAGCTTTTCCAAGTGACTATCCTTGGTACTTTTCTTATACGAATAAAGACGGAATGCCGTCATCATCTCAAACTTATTTTGCAGGTATTCATTTTGCACCAGGTATGAGAAGACCACCAAGAAGAAATGATTGGTATAGAAATCTTCCATACTATCAAGGACCTGAATATGATGCTTGTGTGAATTGTGATTAATATGACAAACGAAGCTTTATTACTCATTTCAAATTCAATTACAGCTATTGCGGGTTGGTTTGTTGGTCGCAAGAAACAACAAGCTGAAACTGACAATTCTGTTTTGAGAAATCTCGAATTGGCAGTTAATCTTTATAAAGGAATAATTGATGATTTGAAAAGAGAAATCCACGAATTAAACCTCAAGATACAAGAACTAGAAAAGAAAGTTGATGAGTTACACGCCGAAAATAAAAAATTAAAAGCAAATCTATAATACAATGCCAGTTAAACCGAAATCAAGCGAAACAGAACAAGAGTTCATTTCAAGATGTATGAGTGAGGAAAAAGATAGTTTCCCTGAGACAGACCAAAGATATGCTGTCTGCAAATCCAAATGGGATAAAGAAAATATGGCTACTGAGGATATTACTGACAATATTGACACACTTGACACAGAAGTATCTGAAGGATTTGCCTATGCCACAAAAGAAAGTGAAGAGTTTGCAACCCTACCTACAACGAATTGTATGGAAAAACATCAATCAGCTGGATATACAGAAGAATATGCTAAACAAGCTTGTTCTCCAAGAAAACCTAATGATGGTCAACAAGGTGGAGTTGTTGCAATGAGTGAAGAGTTCGGTAGAAAGAAATTTGAATATTCTCCAAACACAAAAGAATCACTCGGTGAGTTTATGGGTCGTTGTATGTCAGATGCAATGGTGAGAGAAAAGAAAAAAGATAGAGGTGTACGTGCTGGTTTTTGTTATAGTCAATATCAACAAAAATATATTGCGAATATAGCAAAGGGTTGGAAATAACCTCAGACAAACAGAAACACCCCAAATTTCAATTATCTTTTTAAAGTAGTATAATGTATCCAAAAAAAAATAAGGTCGTAGAAACGAAAGTATGCTGTGCTTGCAATCTTGAGAAACCAATCAATTACTTTTATAGAAATGCAAGATTGGAGACAGGCTATGAAAAAAGATGTAAGGTTTGCAAAAGGAATAAGGTCAAATGTAGAAAATCAGCTGAAGAAAAACGTGAGAGAGTTGGAAGACCAAATTTAAGAGATGCTCCACAACTATACAACGTTAAGAAAAAAGATTGGGTTGAAATGTACAATTTCTTAAAAAAAATTGGATATGACCTTACAAAGAATATTCACGAACAATTTTGTAAAAAGCACAATCTGAAGCCGAGGAAGATAGGATATGATAAGACAATCAAGTATACCCCAAAAGATTTGGGGATAATAGATTGATTTTACTTTTTCAAATTCACTAATATTTATTGAATGTAGTTTAACCGACAGGAAAAGGTTAAATATCGCCCAAAGGGTATAACCGGCACGGACGAGAGTATGGGTCTTACAGGTGGATAAATCCAAATAGGAAATAGACATACCTGCTACAAAAAAGGTCAATAGGTCTAAATAAGATATGGGTATAATTGAACTGGTCTTATGAAACTTATTGGGTGTGGAAAAAAACAAGGGAACTATACTTATGCTCACTTGTCTCGTTGAAAGAAATTATTTATATTTTCAATATGAGAAGAAATATTTTACCAGCAAAAGAAATTGAAAGGAATAACAGAGTAAAAGAATTAATGGCTAATAGAGTTGAAAGAAAGCAACAACAGCCAGAAAAACTTACAAGAGATGAAATGTATGAACTCAAAGCATATATGAGTTCAGGTTACTCTAGAAATGAAGCAGTGAAATTAATTTTGGAAACTAGAAAATTATTGAATGCTAAAGAAGTACAAAATGATTTTATAAAAAATTGGAATGCAGGTGGATTCATAAATGATAATAAGTACAAGCAACCAATTAAACATCGTAAGTAAATGGATTGTCAGATACTAGCATATCAAGTACTAATAATGTATCTGATAGTTTTATTTTTAATTAGAAAAAAAAGAGATTAACTTTTTTCAATTTTTGATATATTTATTAATATGAAATCAAAAGCACATAAGATTTTAGATTGTAAACTAATTAAAGTTGAAAAACTTTATAACAATAGAAAGCCATCAAAGTTTTTTTATAATTTGATTTTAGAAGGAATTGATGAACCTTTGTTATTAGAAACAGAATTTGGGTTAGAAACGAATATTATCGGACATAGAATTAAATATAAACTCAATTCTGAAAACGAAGTTAGTGAATTTGAATTTCTTTAAGAAGCCAGAGAGGAGGTTTTTATTCTTGCATTCTGCTCCCATTATTATTTTCCTGTCAATTTTTTTTACCTCCTCTCTTTTTTTTCTATGAAACAGAATAAAGCTCTATATCCTCTTTTAGAAAGCATTGTACAGGACCATCCAACTTTCAAATTCCCTATTGAAGCAATACAGAAAGAACTCTTAAATATGTTTATGCTCCCATTGGAGTTTGATTACTTCTATATGACAGCATACCGGAAATTAAAGAGTGACTATGGATTTATAGTAGCTTATGTTTTCCTTGAAACATTACAGCTGAAATTCAAGACAGATATTTCAAAGATACACGAATTGGATATTAACGACTATCATTCAATAGTAGAAGAGTTTATTACAACACTAGAACGTTTACACGTTACAAAGATTGACAGAGATTCACCTGATGGTGAAATGCTCACAGCAATGGTTTAAAATATTTTCAAAAAAATATTAGTGATACTTGACTTTTGTATAAGTTGATGTATATTTATATTTATAAGATAGGAAAATATGAAAAACTTATTGATTAGCGGAAACACATTACAAGAGTGGAATATCACAGATATTCTACAGAATGAATTAACAAGAGAACAAACCCTCGAAAGATTAGCTTTCAATGATTGGGATAATAAAACAGGCCCTCAATGTTATGATTATTCCTATTATGAGATTGAACAATTAGAAAGATTTAACGATGCAAGATTTAGATAAAAATATAAAACAAAACAAAATGGGAGCACTAAAACAACACTTCAACGATTACCTCTCAGCAGAGGACTTCGACCTAATGTATGATGATGAATTTGAATTATGGTTGGAGCAAAGAGAATTACAGAGAGAAGAATATGAACAAGCCATCGGAGATGGACTAAACCAAAACTATTGCAATTGATATGGAACAAGAAATTTGGAAAGTAATACCGATGTATCCTACTTACGCAGCATCAAACTTCGGAAGGATAATGAACATCAAGACAAACAAGATAATGGCTCAAAGTGATGTAGACAACAGACACTATCAGAAAGTATGTATCTCCTATCTTAATAAGAAATACACAAAGAAGGTTTCAAGGATGGTATGGGCAGCATTCAACGGATGTGAATGCAAAAAGACCATCGACCATAAAGACAGAAATGTTAAAAATAATAGAATTGACAATCTTCAATGTATCTCCATAAAAGATAATTGTAATCGGAAGGATACTTATAAGAAAGAAAATAAATATAATCTCAACGATGACAAGAAAAAAGAGATACTCCTCAAATACAGAAATGGAATATCAGTATGGAACCTTTCCTATGAATATGATATACCAATGACTTATCTGTATACAACTTTCAAAAGGGGAAGTTGGAACTACCTATGTTGGACAGAAGATACAAACAATATAAACAACTAGCAAAAAAGATTACAGCAGGAGATGAAAGATATATTGACCTGTTACACGATGTATTAATTCAACTGCATACCAATGAGAAATGGAACAATCTACAAACAGAACAAGAACAAATGTATTTCCTGATGAGAACCTTATCAAATCAGTTTTATTCCAATAACTCAAAGTTCCAAAAGACGTACAGAAAGTTTGCAACAGAAATAATACAAATACCAGATAAACCTGATGAAGAGTATGAAGAAACTCCAACAATAGAATGGGTCAATGACTTACTTGAAAATGAACTAAAGACAAATCCAAGCAATTGGTATAATGTTGGACTTTTCAAACTCTATATGGAAAACAGGAAGGTAGAAACAATACATAAAAAAACTCACATCCCACGTTATAGCATAAGAGCTACAATCAAAGAAATGAAAGCGTGGGTCAAACAAAAATGGAATGAACAATGGGCAGAGTAAAATTAGACAAACAAGATGTTGAAACAATAAAAGATTTATGTATCAACACAATGCTATTAGACAGAGAAATAGCTGAAATGTTCGGTGTATCAAGAAAGCACATAAACGCAATTAGAAATGGAAATAGATGGAATTATGACTACGGAGAAGAAACAAGAAACGCTCTCAGAAACGACATTGAAAGAAGAGTTGCTATTCACAGATAAAGAAAGAGATTGTGAGGAGTGTGATAAAGAGAAAGAAGTACAACTATCTTTTGGTTTATCAACAAGACAAGAATGGGATAATGTTATGAAACTTATAACAAAATATGGACTATCAAGAGAAGAGATTGCTTATATCTATGGGTTTTATAATAGAGAACTTAAACAAAATAAATCGCCAGGCTGTGGAAAATGCTTTTATAATATCTGCAAAAACCTTGAGAAAAGATATTCCACACTAATTTCTGAACAAAATTTACAATAAAAAGCTCTCGTAATATCAGTATTTCCATACCGGTAAACACGAAGCAGGGATTGATGATTTCTAAATAAATGGGGTAGTTGTAAACTTTTTTACAATTATCCCATATTTATTTGTAGGGAAAATAAAATACTTTTATTTTATAAGAGGTTATTTAAAACCCTGATTTATAAAAATCAAATGGCAAAATCAATTTCATCATCAAGAAAAACTACATTCGGTAGAAGGAAAGGTGGTAAGGCTGTGAAATCTTATAACAAACACAATAGCAAATCAACCTACCATAAACAACAAGCAAAGAGACAAAGATGAATATAGACCTACGATTAGGAGATTGTCTTGAGGTATTAAAGACAATACCAGACAACTCAATAGATAGTGTAGTAACAGACCCACCCTATCATTTAACATCAATAGTGAAAAGATTTGGTAAAGAAGATTCAGCACCAGCACAATTTGGAACTGATGGGGCATACGCACGAGCATCAAAAGGATTTATGGGTAAAGAGTGGGA